TTCAAGAACACAAATTCTGAGTTGAATTCAATCATGTCAATTGTCCCAGTAGTACTTTTCTTGGAATTTGTGATTCCCAGCAGTCTGGCTATCTTATGCTTAGCTCTAAACAAAATCTGAGCTGTCATAATTTGTTGTGCTGCACCATTTTTCAAATTGTAAGGCATTGTTAACAGAGCGCCAGAGTCATCAGACGACTGCATAACAGAACACATTATTTGTTCAGGCAGCTCCTCCACAATGCTCTTCCAAAACTCTTGAATAATGGTGTGAAAAAAGGATGACACAAAATCAGGTATGCCTTGCATCATTCCTGAAGAGATTTCGATGTAAGCTTCTTTAGATCTTGCAGGGCCTGGCCACCAAACAGGATCAATTTCTCCCTTATAAGCCTTGGTCATTGTGCTCATAAATGATTCTGGATGGAACTCTTTGTGATGGTTATTTAAAACTGATTCCATGAGGCCTCTTGGTATCAGAATTTTCCTGTGCATCCATGTGTTGAAGAAGTTTGCAATGAAGTTGTGGAAATAACTAGGCAGCATGAAACACATGGAGGTTACAAATTTGGTCACCAAGTGACCCTGGCTCCATTTTGAAGCATCATCAGAGGTCCCTATTGTGATGAGATGAGAATCTTCATCTGTTCTTTTAAGCTCTTTAATTTTCTTCTTGCAAGCCACCGCATGTTCATTAATTGTGGGCATCTTCTTGTTGGGATGAGACATCATTTCTGAAGTGAACATGTCACAAATGCACCGGGCAATGGTTTCAACAACTGCTTGAGCGGATCTAATGTGACCAGCCAAGACATAAATTTCTCTCAGTCCTCCTCTCTGCAGTTTCTTGAAAATGTCCAGTTTCTGCGGGCCCTTCATCATTTCACTTATTTCTTTCAGGCTCTCCCATACAAAAGTGTATTTCTTCATGAAATCTTGCAAAGCCTCCATGACTCTTGGCCTGCTGAATTTTTCCTTCAATTTCACTTTGTTTCCTTTCATTGTTGTGTATTTCATCTCACTAGGTGATTTTGTGAACCCTGTAGAGGCTTTTGTCGTCGCCAGAGTTACAAAATCCAAGTCATCAATGGCCTTGAGAATGGAATATTCTAGGTCTTCTCTCCAACCTGAATTAGCTGAACTCAGCATTTCTTCCACATGCTCTAGTATATACATGAGAACAGCAGGTGAGTAATCATGAATGCTCTCTTTGTGACCCTCCTCATCCTCGGGTTCCACCAGTCCATAAGGAAATTCAGGATCGAAATCTTGCTCATATTCTATGATTTTCTCGACCAATTGGGCTTCTTGATTAGCTTGGCCTAATTCAGATTTGTTTTTAGCATAACCTACATAAAAGGAGTTGACAAGTTGATAAGGAGAAGTGAGAGGCAGCTGAAAGTAAGGATCCACAAGGTTGCACCAATCTCCTAGCCTAGCCTGATACAAATGACCTGAGCAAAATCTCCTCATCAGATTCAGTTGCTTTTTCACAACCCAGATCTCTAGCCTTGACCTGAATATTTCGG